GTAAAAGTAAATTTTCAATATTATCTATTACGCTTGCTTTAGTCCATTTAGATATCCAGTTATATGAACCGCCACTATATGCCAAAAGTCCACCACGTTCATTTGGAAAGGTTGATAAATTAGTACCTTGTATTAATGTTATTGGATTGCCTAAATTCTTATAATTCTTGTCCATATATCCAACATATTCTGTATCTAAATTTTGTACATCATTTCCATCCTTATCAACAATTGTAAATCTAATATCTTTAAATCTAGCATCTAAACAATTTACATAAGTAGTATAATTTTTCTTTGCTTTATATTGTCGAATTGAAAAACTAAGTTCACCACTTATATTATCTAAAGGTAATAAATATTCATTTTTTTTAACCTTATCAAAATCATAAAATGAATATGAACTTGCTTCAAGCCATTGGTTTTCCATTGGTGAATAAATTATATTATTATATTGCCCTACAGGCTGATTATTGAAAAATAATCTAAACCATTCACTTGAACTTAAATCAACCCAAAGTCCTTGATAACCTAAAGTATTATTAACATATTTTTTATTACCTATTTGTAATTGTGTGTATAACATACCTTGTGTAACTTCTGTTGCTGTTACACTTGGATTGTTTAAGTCATTAGTTAAACGAAAAAAACCGTTTAAACTTACTTTTAATTTATATCCATTAGATTTATAAAGTGTTGGTATTGTTGCTTTATAGTTAAAGTGTTCTAAACTTTGTGTTTGTGAACCATTATTTTTAATAGTTAAATATGAATCTTTTTCTTCTGTATTTGCTCCATCTATTCCAATCATTGAACAAAATTTACCGTTATTTAATTTATTCCAACAAGTTGAACCACTTGTAAAATCGTATTCTATCCATTGGTAACTAGTTGCACCTCTTGTTGTGGCTGTACCATTACCAGCAATATTTAAATTATTTTTAAAATCTTCTATAGCATCATAGTTAATTAAATCAATTGTTTTATATGGTGAATACTTTACAATTTCTTTATTTACTCCCGGTACTATGTTTAAACTTTGTTCATTTGAAGCAAACTTAATTGCTGATAAATCACCAATATTGGCACTTATACCAGTATCATTTATGTATGTACCTAGATTACCTGTATGCCTTTGCATTACGCCTAAACTAGCTGTTGCAAGCTGCTGTACATCGGTTATATATATATTACCATTGTTTTGTAAAATAAATGCTCCATAAGGCATTAAAATTGATTCTAAGACAGTTCTTAAAGCCTCTGGTTCATTATCTTCATTATAAAAGTTGGAATTAGAAATATAAGTAATTGATAAGCACGTTTGGCCTTCTGTTAATGTTACACCATTAACATTAGTTGCTAAATAAACTAAAGTATTTACGATTGGTAAATTTAACTTTTCAAGTATAAATTTAATGATAGCAAATTGTGAAGATATCCCGGTAAAATTAGTTCCATCATTTTGAAGATAATACAACCTATCCAATAAAGCAAATCCATCACTTCCCGAAAATGATACATCATAATTATTTAAAGAATCTAAAGGTTCATTATATAATTCTGAATCAAGGTAACCGCACCAAATAAGATTAGCATCTTTATATGCTCTGATTTGGAACTCCAACATATTAGCCGTGTAAAGTTCCAAAAATTGCATATTAGTTTCAGATAATAGATTGATATTGCATCCTGAGCCTCTGACACTTTGAAATTTACAACTAAGTGTTGGCATTGCAACAGAAAATGGATTGTCAGCAGGTTTAACTTTTACTGGTGTTACAGTTCCATTAATAGCAAGTTTCCATATTTCAACTGTATATGCCTGATTATTAATGTCTTTGAAAGTAAAGTAAAATCTTTTTTGATATGATGTAGTCATAATTTTAATTATCTAGTATTGTTGTTTTTCTTTATTGTTTTATTTATTACAAAAAGTAAATCATTACCTGAAACTCTAGTTGTTAGTTCACCACCACCACTTATACCACCATTGCCAGTTGCTAATGCAAACAAGTTTGCTTGTTCAGTTTGATTTAGTACCATTTCTTTTGAATTTAATCTTACTGGTATGTTATCACCTGAAAATGAACTACCACCGACAATACCACCATTTTCAAAGCCTTTTGCAGCAACTGCATTTAGTGCTGAACCTGCTGCAACAAATGCCAAACCAGCACCAATTAAAACAACTGCACTAACTGGATTTGTAAAAATTGAAGCTATTGCAACTTGGATTAATTCAGCAAGTCCACCCATTACTATAAGTTGCTTTCCAAGTTCTTGCATAAAAGTAGCAACACCACTTAAGATTGATGAACCAAAAGCTTTCCATTTATCTTTGCCAGAAGTTGAAGCATCAAACATTTTAGAAAATGCATCACCAATAATTGAAGCCATTTCAATTGAAAAACCTTCTACCATTGCCGATAGATTTATTTTAAAATCTGCAAGTTTAGCTTTATACTTTTCAATCCAATCTTTAAAATTAAAATCAATTATCTTACTATTAATAATTGGTTTAGTATTATTGAATTTTGTTTTACCCTGCATAGGTTCAACTGTACTTGAAGTAACACCCTTAACAAATTGTGGTATATTATATTTTTCAAATTCTTGCGCTTGAAGTGCTGCTTCTACCCAAGCATCTTTATTTGCTTTTACTTTGTTTGTTTGTTCAGCAAGTTTTTTTGTGTTGGTTTCTATTAATGTTCCAAGTTCAATTTTTTTAATTATAACTTCATCACCTAATTTTATTTCTTCTTTTGAACCTTCTTCAAATGCTTTTTTCTGTTCATCTGTTTTATTTCCAATTAGTGCAAGTGCATCTAAATCTTGTTTAAGTCTTTCTTTTTTAATTTTGGCTGTTGCTATTTCTGCTTTAAGCATATCAGTTTGGCTTTTACCCAATGCTTTAAGTATTTTTAAATTAAAATCGTCTTGTTCATTTGCTTTTTCGTGTGCATCAGCTAAAGCATTATATGCTTTTGTTTGCGCTTCTGTTGCATCTGTATTATCTTGAAATGCTGTTATAAGCTTATATATACCATATACGATTGCACCAACTACAACAACAACTGCTGCAATTGTGCCAACAAGTACTGCTAGTGAAGCATTTAAAGCCCATTGTGCAACAGTTTGTGCAACAGTTGCAACAGTTTCTTTTAATCGTAAAGCAATAGATTGAAATAATTTAGTTTCTAATGCATCTTGCAGAACTGCAAAACCCTGCATTATACCAATCATTGAAGTCATTGTTTGTTGATACTTCTTAGCTTCTTCATCAGTTGCGCCAAACATAGTTGCAACACCAAAACCAATTTCAGCAATAGCACCTAAAGCTTGTAAACCTTTTGACATAAGTGTACCAAATTCTGTACCCATCATTTTTTGTTTGGTGTTCAAGTCTTGCATAGTATCACGTAAATCACCAATTTGTTGATTAATTGCTTGAATTTCTTCTTTTGATTTGCCTGCAAAGCTTATGTTTTTCAATTCTTTTAAATTGCGTTTCATTTCACCAACTCCCATAGTGCTAATATCTTTGAAAGCTTTTATAGTTTCTTTGCTTGCATTACCGATTGCATTTTGAAAATCTTTTGAATCTTTTATAGCTGAATCAATCCCTTCATTAAAACCTGCTGCATTAAGTGTTAATGCTGTCATTAGTGTCATTTTACCCATATTCTATATGTTTTATTACTTATTATAAATACTATTTTATTTATTCTTTATACTTGTATAATATGCCAACAATTCTTTTTTTCTTTCTTCTGTTGTTCTTAAATCTTCTACTATTTCAAGTTCTTCTTTTTCCCAAGCAAACAAAATTAAATCTGTAGGCTTTTTAATTGAACTACCAGCAATACAGGCATTAATATAACCTAGCCACCTTGTTTGCTCCCAAGTATCTTTATATCGATTGTAATTTACTTCTAGGACTGCATTTACTTCTTCCCAAGTCATTGTATCAAAAAAATAGTCAGGTTGTATACCACTTGTTACAACCTGACTATATAAATCGATAATCTTAATTTTTGTTACTTCTTTGCTACTTTTTTTTTATTGGTTTGTTCAGGTGTTGATTCATTAGCTTGTTCAACTAAGTACGTACTAAAATCAGTCATTATATGTTGATTTTCATCAAGCAAATCAATAAATTCATCATAAGTATAATTGAAGGTTTCTTTATTATTTGATATCAACATACAGTAAATAAGTGTTGTTAAATCTGATATACTTTGATTAACATCAGTTGCAAATTTGCCTGTCATTCGTTCAAATAACATTAATGAACGCATTGATTGTTTAAGTATTAAAGTAGTACCATTAAATTTAATTGTTGTTTCTTTCATAAGTTTTTAGTTTTTAGTTTCGATTGTTATTTATTTATTATAAATACTATAAAATTTTAAAAAAGTTCAAAAAAAAATAGGTAACTATGAAATTACCTATTTTTAAAAAAACAAACACTAACCAAAAACTACTATATAAAAAATTAACTCATAACCAAAGCACCAGTACCAACTAAGTTAATTGAATAACTTGCATTATCTCCATCAGGTGCATTAACACTTAAACTTGTAATAAAAGCCATACCACTAAATTTCTTTTTCCCGGCAACTGCTGAAACTGTCCAAGCTGGTGCAGTTCCTGTTGCACTACCAAAGACAAATACAATTGGAACTCTTGATATCATCATTGTATATAATTCATCATAAGTTTGTAAACCTGTTGCAGTTACAAGACCTTCTGCAACTAGTGCATCACTACTTGCACTCCAACTCATTTTACCTGCTGCTGATTCATCCCAATTACCAGAATCTTTACTTCCAACATTTCTTGTTTTTAAGGTTATTTCAAATTTTGCGTTTGTGCTGAATCCTAGTGGCTGACCTGTTGAACCCGAAGCATTTACAAAAAGCATCATATCACCACCATAATTAATTTTACTTGTTTCGATTGCCATATTACTTATATTTTTTAAATCTTAATATTATTTTTCTATTTATTATAAATACTATTTATATAATTAATTATTTCTTTATACTAATGATGATTTAACTTCAAAATTTAGCTTTTGAATAAATGCACCTTCTGTATAATCTTCATCACCACCAACTAAATGAATAGCATATATATGTATTCCATTTGCTTCACCCCTGTACATATTTAAACAATTAAATACTGCTGTTGCAATATCAATTGCTTTTTCGTAATCAGTTGCAAGTATTGTTAAATCAATTGTTGAATCACTATCATTTAAACCGTCTTTTGTATAATTGTTATTAAAACCACGTTTAAAAATAATACAAGGTAAAGTACCTTTTTCAGGTATGATTAGTGGATAAATAGAAGTTCCAACAATTGATGTTACACCAGTTGTTGAAGATAATATTGAATATATTGTTTTGCCAATTGTAATCATAATTATTTATATTTATTTATGTTTTGCTCTAGTGAAGTTAATATTGCTTCACTAATTATTGTATATGCTTCTTTTTCTTTCGATAAAACAGCACCATAGAAAAAATTAGTTTTTTTAATTAGTCCAGTATTGTGTGAAGTTCCCTTATTTTTTTTATCTTTCCCGGTAACATAATAACTTCTTTCTTGTGTTCCCCATTGTATAAATCTAAGTTTCCAACCCTTCTTACTTATACCAATTTTTGCGCCACCTAATTCATCTAAATTTCTAGCTTTTAAGTTTTGAATTTGAAATACTGTAGCATAATAACTATATGAAGTTTTGCTTGCACCTTGTTTAGTTGCATTTAAGTTAATTGAAGCTTGTGTATTTATAACCTTACCTGCTTCATTTAATCCATCGGCAACAACCTTTGATTGTAATGCTGGTGTTATACCTTTAAGCATTGCCAAAAGTTCATTATAATTTTCTATTTTAATTCCAGTTTCCATTAATATAAATACTCTATTTTTTCATTTAACTTTCTATGAATTTCTTTATGACATTCCCTAGATACTGACATTAAATTATCATATTGAAAACCTAAAGCTTTAATTCCTTGTATGTTTTCACCTGCACTAGATATTGGAATAATATGATGTACATCAATTGCCAATACTATTCTATTTAATCTTTTACAATCTTCGCATTCACACAAAGGCTGATTCATTAGCTTATTTAATCTTAGCGTTCGCCAAGTTGATGTGTTGTATATAAGTGAATGAATAAGGTTATTTGATTTAATGCTATGCTTAGAACGCTTAAAAATAGCTTTTTCAGGTCTATAGATTGTTGGCATAAATTATTATTCATTAATTAATTCAGTTGATATTAGTAAACCTTCTTTATAACCAATTTCAGAAATATTATTAATTCTAAACTTTTTATTATCAAAAAGAATTATCATTTTAGCATCAATACCATTACGATAATATGTTGTAAATTCAATTCCATAACTAGTAAATATTTCATTATTATCAATTCCTTTTGAACCGTTCAAATATTTTACGCTTGCACGTAATGTCATAAAATCAGAAAAACCTTGTTTTTCATTTCCATAACCGCCACGTGTATTAACTGACTGTTGAAAAGTAATTTTATATCTTAAATTTCCCGCTATAATTGCCATATTATATATATTAAACTACTGTAATTATTTTGTATGGATTTAACAAAAATTGGAAAGTATATGGTATTTCCTGACTATTTGTAAATGCTATTGGTGTACGATTAATATAAAAGTGAGCAGCAAGTAACATACAAGCTTGCTTAATTGTTTTTGGTAACGCTGTTATAGTTGTTCCACTAACAGTAAAAGTTACTGTTGAACCAGATAAACCACCATTAAGATAATCACTTACAGCCATTTCACTTACTGAAATAAGTTCTAGTAAATAATTGTTATCGTCATTGAAATTTTCTTCTATGTTTAAGTGCTGTTTAAGTTCAGCTACTGTTGTGTATGTATTTGCCATTGTCG